TTCCAGAAAGAGATGTTGCTAAATTAGCATTTTTAGAACATAAAGGATACGAAGTTTTAATTATTAAAGAGTCAGAATATAGAAACAACCCAAATAAAGTAATAGAAGAATGCATCAGCTTCCTGAATCAGTAGTTTTAAATAAACAAAACCTTAAAATTTTATCTCCCGAAGGAGAAGTAGATTTTCTAGGTGTTAATAAAATCACAAAAGATTCTTATATTCACCTAAAATTTAGCAATAATGAAGAACTTAAATGCTCTGAAGATCATCCAATATTGACTATTAATGGTATAGTAAGAGCAAAAGATCTCACAAAAAAAGATGAAATTATAACTAGAAATGCTGGTTGTTTTGTGATATCTAAAAGACATACAAAAAGAAAAATAGATTTATATGATATTGTTAATTCTGGAATACAACACCTATACTATACAAACGGAATAGTCTCGCATAATTGCGACTTATTGGGTTCATCTAATACTCTCATCGACGGTAAAGTCCTGCAGAGGCTGACTTATATTGAACCAATACATAGATCTAATAACGTAGATATCTATCACCAGCCGCAAAAGAATCATCGATATGTAATTGTTGTTGATACATCCCGTGGTGTAGATATTGACTATTCAGCTTTTGTAGTATTTGATATTACTACTATACCTTATAATATTGTTTGTAAATTTAAAGCTAATGATATTTCACCACTGGTATATCCAAATATAATAGCTCAAATTGGTTATCTGTATAATGAAGCATTTATTCTTGTTGAAACAAATGACATTGGTCAACAAGTTGCAGATATTTTGCATCAAGATTTAGAATATCCAGCAGTATTAATAACTCAAAGTAAAGGTAGAGCTGGCCAAAAATTATCTGGTGGGTTTGGCGGTAAAAGTCGTCCACAGTTTGGAGTTAGAACCACAAAACAAGTTAAGAGAATCGGTTGCGGAAACTTTAAATCTTTAGTAGAAAACAATAAGCTTATTATTAATGACTTTGATCTTCTTTATGAAATGGCCAGATTTATTGAAAATAAGGCATCATATGAAGCTGAAGAAGGTGAACATGATGACTTAGTAATGTGTTGTGTATTGTTTGGATGGTTATCAAATCAACCGTATTTTAAAGATATATCTGAAACAGATGTTAGAAACTCTCTTATAGAAAGTAGCGGATCTCTATTAGATGATGATATGACACCATTTGGATGGCAAGATGATGGAACTGATGATGGAAATGATGAATTTTCAGATTCTAATAATCTATTCATGATGAATTAAATCTTAGAAAACGCAAAATTATAAATATATGTATATTATAATCTATCATAGATTTTTGTACAAAGGAGATAGCAATGGCAATTCAAATTAGTCCTGGAGTTAATGTAAGCGAGATTGATCTTACCACAGTAATTCCCAACGTTTCTACTACAACTGGAGCAGTATCTGGTATTTTTACTTGGGGTCCAGTTAATCAAAGACGCTTAGTTGATTCAGAAGCTACCTTAGTATCTACTTTTGGTAAGCCTAATTCAAATAATGCTGAAACTTTCTTTAGTGCTGCAAACTTCCTATCTTATGGAAACAGTCTACAAGTAGTTCGTGTTGTTGATGGTGCAAATAACGCTATTGCAAATACAACCGGTTCTGGTGGAAATGTAACAATTAAGAATACAGACGATTTTGCTAATACTACTACTAATACTGCTATTGATTATATTGCTAAGTATCCAGGAAATCTTGGAAATAGTTTAAAGGTTTCTATTTGCGATAGTACAAATGCATATTCTGCAGTAATTAATTCAACATTTGTTCAAACAGTTTCTTCAAATACATATGGTAACGTTTCTGCAATTGCTTTATATACTACTAGCGGATCAAATACTGGTACAGTAGTATTTACTGCAAACCAAGCAGGTAAAGCCAACGCTGCTGCTAATGCACTTTCTACTTGGATAACAGTCGGTGATTTCTTGGATGTTGGTAATACAACTACTGGAATTCAAACAATTAAAGTAACTGCAGTCGGAAGTGCACCTGCTACTGAAACTGGATCAGCTGCAAATATTACTGCTAACGTTTCATTATCATTTGCAGGTCCTGTTCTTCTAGGTGGCAACGTTACTCAAACTTCTATAACTTCTTATTGGGAATATTATTCTCAAGTAGATAAGGCCCCTGGAGTTTCTAATTACTCAGTACAAAAAGGTTACACCGGAATAGATGAACTGCACGTTGTTGTAGCTGATGCTGGTGGTTTAATCAGTGGCAATCCTGGTCAAGTTCTAGAAGTCTTTAGAGGTCTATCACGGGCCACTGATGCTAAAACAGACAGTGGTGCTACTAACTATTATAAGACAGTTATAAATCAGAATTCTAATTATATTTGGGCTGGTGCAGATCGTTCTGGTGCAATATCAAATACTGCAAATGCTATTGTAACTTCAACCAATTTAAATCCATTAACTGCTACACTTACTGGTGGTGGTGATGGTAATTCTGAAGCAAATTGCTCATTAACTGCACTAACTGGTGGTTATGATTACTTTAAACAGACTGCTGATGTTGATATTTCATTAGTTCTAGCTGGTAAAGCTCGTGGCACTTCTACCGAAACTACATCAACTCCTTCTACTACATCTGTTAATTACGCTACAATGGCTAATTATATCATTGGAAATATTGCAGAATATCGTAAAGACTGCGTTGTCTTTATCTCACCTGCTAAGGCAGATTCTGTTGTTCAAACCACAGCAGGTGATGCAGTAACAAATATGGTAGCTTTCCGCAATAATATCTCTACTGGATCTTCATATGCAGTACTAGATAGTGGTTACAAGTATCAATATGATAAGTATAACGATCTATATCGCTATATTCCTCTAAATGGTGATATTGCTGGTACATGCGTACGCACAGATGCTACCAATGATCCTTGGTTCTCACCTGCTGGTCTACAACGGGGTCAAGTTAAGAATGTTACAAAGTTAGCATTTAATCCAAATCAATCTCAGCGTGATATTCTTTATAAGGCAGATATTAATCCAGTAGTTACATTCCCAGGTCAAGGAACAATTCTATATGGTGATAAAACACTTCTAGGTCGCCCATCAGCTTTTGATCGTATCAATGTTCGTCGTCTATTCATTACTTTAGAAAAAGCTGTTGCTCTTGCTGCTAGATCAGCACTATTTGATTTTAATGATGAATTTACTCGTGCACAATTTGTCAACGTAATTGAACCATACTTAAGAGATGTACAAGGCCGCAGAGGTATTACAGACTTTAAGGTAGTTTGCAATGACACAAACAACACAGCTCAAGTAGTAGATTCAAATCAGTTTGTTGGAGATATCTATATCAAGCCAAATCGCTCAATTAACTTCATCCAACTTAACTTTGTAGCTGTAAGATCTGGCGTTGAGTTCTCTACAATCATTGGTTCAGTCTAATAAATAAGAATATAAAGGAGAACATTTATGGCAAGAAATTTTAGCGTTTCAGAGTTTAAGAGTAATCTAACTAATGGAGGAGCACGATCAACTCTCTTTCAAGTGCAACTTACAGCTCCTCAAGGCTTACCCGGCAGCCTCGATCTTAGAAAGGCACCGTTTTTAATTAAAGCTGCACAACTTCCAGCATCAAATCTTGGTTTAATTTCAGTACCATTTTTTGGTCGTGCTGTAAAGATGGCCGGCGATCGTACTTTTGATCCATGGACAGTAACAATTATTAATGATGAAGATTTTGCTGTTAGAGCTTCTCTTGAATCTTGGTCAAATAGTATTAATTCAATGAGAGGTAATGTTCGTTCAACGTCATCTGCCAATCTAACATATAAAGCTAACGCTTCAGTTACTCAATATTCCAAGACTGGTGAAATTTTAAGAGTTTATAAGTTTGAAGGATTATATCCAGCTAATATTAGTGCAATTGATTTAGCTTGGGCAAATGAAAATCAAATTGAAGAATTTCAAGTACAATTTGAATACGATAATTGGGTTCTTGATACTGGAAAGTCTATTGGAATTCAGTAATAAATAGAAGTGTTATCTATTTTGTTATTAGTATAGGAGTGCCAGTATGGCCGGTATTGAATTATTTGGATTTGAGATTAAGAAAAAAGGTGCGGATGTAGTAGAGATTCCGTCATTCTCTCCAGTAGAGAGCGATGACGGAGCTTTAACTGTATCCACCGGCGGTGCATACGGCACGTATCTTGATCTTGAAGGATCATCAAAGAACGAAGCAGAAATAGTTGCTAAATATCGTGAAATGTCTCTTCAACCAGAATGCGAACAAGCTATTGATGAAATAGTTAATGAAGCAATTGTTAAAGATGGCAATAAAGCAATTGTAGATATTAATCTAGATGATTTAGATGATATCAATGTTCCAGATAGAATTAAAAAACTCATTACAGATGAATGGAATAATGTATCTGAATTATTTAATTTTAATAATTATGGATATGAAATATTCCGACGTTGGTTTATTGATGGACGTATGTACTATCATGTAATGATAGATGAAACAAATCCACGTCTTGGTATTCAAGAAATGCGATATATTGATCCACGAAAGATTCGTAAAGTACGAAATATGCGTCGCGAACGCCGTGGCAATATATTTGTTAATATTGTAGCTAGTGAATTCTATATGTATACTGAAAGAGGATTTAGAGGATCTTCTGCAACTGGTATGGAAAACCAAGGTTTAAGAATCGCTAAGGATTCTATTGTTCAAATTACATCTGGTCTTACAGATAAAGACAATAAGATGGTTCTAGGATTTCTTCATAAGGCAATTAAGCCTATGAATCAATTAAGAATGCTAGAAGACGCAACAGTCATCTATCGTATTTCACGTGCTCCAGAACGTCGTATTTTTTATATTGATGTTGGCAGTCTTCCAAAGATGAAGGCTGAACAATATGTTAAGGATATGATGACGCGTCACAAGAATCGTTTAGTATACGATGCCACTACTGGCGATGTGCGTGATGATCGTAAATTTATGTGCTATAGCATGGATACAAAAATTCCATTGCTAGATGGTAGAACTCTAACATTAGACGAAATTACAACTGAATATGAAGCTGGAAAAGAAAATTGGGTATATTCTTGTGATCCTGTGACTGGTAAATTTGTTCCGGGTCCAGTTTCATGGGCTGGTATTACAAAAACAAATTCACAAGTTGTTAAAGTTACTTTTGATAATGGTAAAAGCATTACATGTACACCAGACCACAAATTTCCAGTATGGAATAAAGGTCTTGTAGAGGCTAAAGATCTCGTCGGAGAATCAATTATCCCCGGTTATAGAAGAATGAAATCTCTATATGCTGGTGGGCCAGAATATGAACAAATCTTTAAGAATGATACTAAAACATGGGAATACACTCATCGTGAAGTGGCTAGATGGAAAGATTCTGTTGGACTACGAGAAGAAATGGTACATAGCCAATTTTATATAGATGAGCCTAAGAAAACTATTCATCATCGTAATTATAAAAGATTGAACAACGATCCAAATAATCTTGTGATGATGAATAGATATGATCATATTAAATATCATGCAGATTGTGCAAGATATGCATTTAAAACACCCAATAAATCTGAAGATTTTACACCAGAATGGCGAGCAAATTTAAGCAAAGCTGCTAAATTACGTAAACCACTATGTAAAACATGGAAAATTAACACTCCTACTGGTGAACAATTAATTATAGAAAATCTTAGTGCATTTTGCCGAGAAAATAATCTTAATCGTTCAAATATAAAAGGCGATCATGGTTCTAAGAAATTCTATGCCAATCAACTCAGAAATCATAAGGCTGTTTCTGTAGAATGGTTGGATGACCAAATTGATGTTGGTTGTTTAACAATCGACTTAGAAGAAACATATCATTCTAATCACACATATCTACTTGATGCTGGTGTTTATACCAAAAACACAATGTTAGAAGATTACTGGTTGCCCCGCCGTGAAGGTGGTCGCGGTACAGAAATCTCTACTCTGCCATCTGGTCAAAATCTTGGTGAACTTTCAGATGTGCGTTACTTTGAAAAGAAACTTTATAAAGCACTAATGGTTCCAATGAGTCGTCTAGATCCAGAATCTTCTGGATTTAATATAGGCCGGGCTGCTGAAATTTCACAAGATGAACTTAAGTTTCAAAAACTAATTGCTAGACTTCGTTTAAGATTTTCTCAACTATTTTTGAATACATTAGAAAAGCAATTAATTCTTAAGGGAATTATTAATTCTGATGATTGGTCAGAATATAAAAATAAAATTCTATTTAATTTTAATACAGATAATTATTTTGCTGAATTAAAAGATGCTGAGATTCTTCGCGAAAGAATGTCTACTCTACAACAAGTTCAACCATATATTGGAATGTTTTATTCACAAGAATGGGTTAAGAAGAATATCCTTCAACAATCTGATGATGATATTGAAGCAATGTTGAAACAAATTTCTGAAGAAGAACCGATGCCTGGAAGTATACTTGCTGATGAAATGCAACAACAATCTGCAGCGGATCAAGCTGCTACAGTTGGTAGTGACCAAGCTGACCCAGGTCAAGATCAACCGGCTGATCAAGATCAATCTAAAGGTGGTGGCGATCCAACAAAAACTCAGATAGTACAAGGTGCAAACGGACCATATACTAGAAATATGCCATCAATTCGCAATAAAAAGCCAAAAACAACTGTAGAAAATGAACCTGAACGACTTCCTGCAAATTTTAAATAAATAAATAGATAATGACAATAGGAGAGAAACATGCCGCATAGTGTAGAAGATATTGTAGATTTTGTTATGAACAAGGACCATCTTAATATAAAGACTACACTTGATGCTATTATGTCATCAAAGGTAGAAGATGCTCTAGAACTTCGTAAGGAATATGTTGGTAAACAAATGTTTAATCCTGTTGAAGAAAATGATGAAACAGAAGAAGATGAAACAGAAGTTGACGAAACAGAAGAAGATGAAGCGGAACAAGATGACACAGAATAATAAGCCTCTTCACGAAACAGAAGATCCAGATGTAAAATATTATGAACCTAAACCTGAAGGTGAAAAAGCCTTTTGGAAGAAGCATCTAATTGATAAGATTAAGGACCGTAATGGTAATGATGACGATATCTTTAATGGTGGTACCAAAAAGGATAAAACCCGTCAATCAGCTGATCCTAAAGCTGATCTAGAAGATCCGTCAGTTGGTAATCGTCCAGTAGATGAATTAAAGGGCGAAAAGGGTGTTATTAAAAATATTAAGAATAAGATTGCTAATTTCAAGGAACGCTATGGCGATAACTGGAAGAATGCTATTGGCGGAACTGATGTTGAAGAAAACTTTAGTGACAAGCAAATTAAAATGGCTTCAGGTATTTCACATGACAAGCGTTATGCTGATAATATGACTGGAGCTGTAAAGACAATAGAAAAGATTGCGCCAGGTCTTTCAAAGCACCGCCGTGTTAAAGATTCTTTAAGAGCTGCCAATGAAGAGTTTGTAGAAGAAGATTCTGATAATCTTCAAGAGAGAGATTCTGACAATAAATTTAAGAAAGACTTATATGTTGTCAAAAGGGGTGATCAAGACGTACAAAACATGATTGGTGCTAAGACAAGAAACGCTGTTTATGCCAGAACACATGATGATAAGCAAGACTATATTAAAAGTATGAAAAAGCACGGCAGATCATTAATGAAGCACGAAGAAACAGATTCTGTTTTTGAAGATTCACAAGCTGCCAGTTCAGATAATCCAGGTGGTACACAGCCTGGTATGGGAACAGTAGATAATAATAATTCACATCTTAATAATAATCCTACTAGCGATGCACCTAAAAAGGGTAATGTCAAAGATACTCTTGAAAAGATTGCTATGCAATGTGCAGAACTCCATGATTCATTGGAAGATGGTCAAGAGATTGATAGTCAAGCTCAAGCATTGCTTGGTGAAGCCAAGGATGCTGTAGATCAAGTTTATGAAATGGTTAATAATGGTGGTGGAGATCAAGCCCAAACTAATATGCCAACTGTTCCTGTTGCTAAAGGCGGCAAGTCAGCCAATGTTAAAGAAGAATTTGAAGAGTTAGAAGAAGCCACAGTAAAAGATAATACTGATACAATAATTGGAACTCACCATGCAGGTGCAGGATTTAAACCAAATGCTCTAGGTAAGAAGCTTGGTCATACTGCTCATCCTACTGATGTACCTAAGGGAACAACTATTACTAAGCGTGGTAGAAAGGTTGGTTCTAAGTCTTTTGGTGCTTCAAAACGTGGTGATTTAACTTCAGTTGAAGCTGGATCCGGCAATTATGAAAAGCCATCTTTTACAGATCAACTTCTTCATGCTGATGATAGTGTAAAGGGTGGACCTATTAAATTTGAAAATGGTGAAACACATCATGTTCCAAGACCGCATGTTCGTGTAGCAATAGCACATATTTCTAGAGCAGAAAAATATGCTGGTAAGAAAGCCGTAATTAAACATATGAGTGCATCAAAAGAAAATTTTGATACATTCAGAAAAAGTGGTGGAAAGCTTCCTGAACCAAAGACAGCGTATGATCCTGATGCAAAGCTTAAGGCTAAAACTGCTACTATTATTTCTAAAACCCCTAGTGGGATGAGTGTCGATCTTAAAACTAAAAAGCAAAATCAACTTGCAGGAAAGCGCAAGGATATTGCTGGAAAAATTCTAGCTATGAGAAAGGCAACTAAATAATGGCTATTATCTTAAATAGAATTAAAGGACATGCTGTAACATCTGATGTTGCTAATGCTGCGTATGTTCTTACAGATTTTGCTACACCAAACACATCATATGAAACAGTAACTGGACTCACTATTAGTAAGATTTTTTGGACAGGTGACTGGACTATTAAACGCGGTAGTAGTGTAATTTGGCAAACTGCAAATAATACTGGAGCATTTGATCTTAGAGCTGCTGGAATATATTTACCAACAGGTAATTCTTCAAATCTTAGTGTTAATACTACTTCATCATCAGCATCTATTATTTTAGAACTTGGTAAGATATCAACAACTACTGTTGATCCGAACGCTTAAGGATAAGAAATGAAATTAATTTGCGAAACAATAGAAGAAGTATCAGTTCTTAAAGAATCTAGAGAAGATGGAAAGAAGGATGTTTATATCCAAGGTCCGTTTCTTATGGGTGAAGACAAAAACCGTAACGGTAGAGTGTATCCAATTCAGGTTCTAGCTAAAGAAGTAGCAAGATATACAGAACAATATATTGACAAGAGCCGTGCATTTGGAGAACTTGGTCATCCTGATGGTCCAAGCATTAATCTAGATAGAATTTCTCATATTATTACTAGTCTAAAACAAGAAGGTACCAATTTTATTGGTAAAGCTAAATTAACAGATACTCCGATGGGTAATATTGCTAAGGGCATTCTTGAATCTGGCGGTAAACTTGGTGTCTCATCTCGTGGTATGGGAACAGTTACACCATCTAAAGATGGAACTATGATGGTAGGCGAAGATTTTATGTTAGCTACTGCAGCTGATATTGTTGCTGATCCTTCAGCTCATATTGCTTTTGTTGAAGCCGTTATGGAAAATACAGACTGGATTTATGATGCAGCCTCCGGAAATTGGTTAGCTCTAGAACAAATTGAAAAAACTAAAAACTATGTACACAAATCTACTAAACTAAAAATAACTGAAAATAGTATTAATTTATTTGAGAAGTTTCTTAATAAATTAGTTACAAAATAAGCTTTATATAAATACAATATAACCATTACTAAGGAGCTAAAGATGGCAGGTAAAAACAATAATGAGGAACTACTGGAGTTAACAGCTTCAGATGGAATCTCAAGTACACCAGACGTTAATTCATCTGGAGACTCTTCTAGATCTGCAGATAAATCTGGGGGTGCCGAAACTTATTCAGACACAACTAAGTCTGAAGTTTTAAATGCAATTATGAATAATATTGCACGGCTTGGCAAAGATGCTCTAGTAGATATTTATAAGGCATATGGTCCTACTGGTAACCTGAATCACGGTCGTCCTAAGGATAAAACTGCTGGTGAACTTTCAGTAATAAAGCTAGCTCCTACTAGTGCTGGTGTTAAGGAAGATGTAGAAGAAATTTTTGGTGGTGATGAACTATCAGAAGAAATTAAGAATAAGGCATCAATTGTATTTGAAGCTGCTATTAATGCTCGTTTAGTTGTAGAAACCGCTCGTCTAGAAGAAGAATTTGAAACACGAGTAGAAACTGCTATTGAAGAGATTCGTTCAGAAATTGTAGAAAACGTAGATAAGTATCTTTCATTTGGTGTTGAAGAATGGATTGAAGAAAACAAAGTTGCTATTGACGCCGGCCTAAAGATTGAAATGGCTGAAGAACTCATCAATGGTTTGAAGGGATTATTCGAAGAAAATTATATCGACATTCCTGAAACTAAGATTGATGTAGTAGCTGAAATGGCCGAAAGAGTTGAAGAATTAGAGGCCAAGCTCAATGAAGAAATTGAGAAGAATCATAATCTTAAAGAATCAAATTTAGCTCTTTCTGTTGAACAAACCTTTAATGATATGACTGAAGGTTTGATTGAAACACAAGTTGAAAAACTCCGCATTCTTTCAGAAGGTGTTTCTTATGCTTCACCTATTGATTATAAGAATAAGCTAGCAGTGATTAAGGAAACTTATTTCCCATCATCACCTAAGGCAAAAACTGAATCAACTATTTTAACAGAAGAATTC